CTGCTCTCGCCTAGCTGCGACTATGATAGTGATCTGACATACCGAGAGCTGCTTAAGAGCCGCGCCTACTACGCCTGGCAGCATGCGCTACCGGATTATGAAACAGGATATGCAAGTATGATCCTGACATGGCTGGCTCAGCGCACAGTATACACAGCGGACACGGAGGATTCTGACAATGGCAACTCGTAGGATCCCCGCATACACTGACGGTGCGTTTGATCTGTATCGCACTGAAGAGCGAGCTATCCCCGGAACTGACGCCGCTCGCACCGTGCTAGTCAATCAGCACATGCGCATCTGGTATCACGAGGTATCAGTCTTTGACACTCTGCGGACAGCGATGCAGCAGGCCGGACGTGAGGTGACGATGAAAATTCGGATCCCACAGTATCGGCTGATAGACACTCGGTGCTATGTGAAGATCGAGGGCGCTTGGCACAGAGTTTTCAATTCCGCACAAATTTTACGAGACGGCTTCCGTGAAACGGAGCTGACACTCGTAGCGCCTGAGACGATGTACCCGGAGGTTGACGAATGACAAAACAGGAGCTTTCTGAGATTCTGCACAATGCATGCGACTCTGTATCGGACTCGATCACTGATATGGATCACGTCAACGTCTACCCGCGCATTGTGTACTGGAGCTATGCATGGCAGGATGTCATGGCGTCTGGCGATGCTTACGCCGATGAGAGGACATATCAGGTGAGCATCTGGGGACAGGTTCCGCCTGAGCAGAATCCGGCGGTTCTTGCGGTCCGCGATGGTCTCAGATCCGCTGGTGTTCACCCTGAGTTTCGTCACGAGTTTGTCACAGATGATCATGCGTGGCATACATATCTGTCAGTTGACGTGCTGGAGTGATCTATGGACGACGATTTCAGCGGTCTGACTGATCTGGAGAACGATCTGGCGAAACTGGCGGATGCTGCGTCCGATTCACGGGTACATACAGCACTGACCGCAGGGGCGAGCGAGTTTGTCACTGATCTGCGTAAGCTCCCCTACCCCATCAGCGACATCAGAAAGCCTGGCTACACGCATATGGTTGACACGTTCACATATGCAGACGACACACGCTCCAAATCGCCACAGGTACTGGCGGGATGGGGTAAGTACTACGGCAGGATGGTAGAGCACGGCACGAAGCTTATGCGCGCGCAGCCACATCTGGAGCCACTCTACAGCAAGGGAAAGAAGCGCTATGAGGCCACCATGGTCAAGGCGCTCAGCTTATAGGAGGAAAAACAATGAGTATTACAACCAAGACACCGCCTGTAAAAGAGACGGTTGGTGCGATGTATTGCTGCTTCGATACTACAGATGACAGCGGCAATTGGACATCCACATACGAGACGGATGTTATCAAGATGAAGACGGTCAAGTCCGTTTCCGTCACTGAGAACGCTGACAGCGCAGATGTATATGCGTCGGGCGAGGTCTATGACACAGTAAAGGGTAATGTCACCAATGAAATTTCCGTAGAAACTGCTGCATTTGACGCTGAAACGCTCGCCCGCATGAGAGGCGATTCAGTTGACACAAGCGGTCTGATCCTGCGTGGCGGCAATCGTGATCGTGCATACTTCGCATTCGGCAAGGTCGTCAAACTGCGCCACGGTGGCGTTCGCTATGACTGGTATCCAAAGTGCAAGCTGACAGAAAACACGGATGAGGCATCCACCAAGGAAGAGTCCTATTCCGAGCAGACTGACACGCTGACGATTAAGGCGTTCGGATTCAACGACGCCGGCGATACCTGCGTGTCAGTTGACAGCACATCGACGAAGTTCCCTGCAGGCCTCACTGAAGAAAAGTTCTTTGCAAAGCCGATTCTGACGGCGGCTGATCTCACGTCGGCAGTTTCCGCATCCTAAAATTTCCGCGCCGGCCCGGTAAAATGGCCGGCTTTTATGGTTCATGCAAGCGCCATGCACGGTGCAACTCCGTGATGGACCAATTTTAAGGGAGGAAGAGACTATGGATGAGCATGTTTTGCATCTGACAGACGGCACGACGGTAAGCGCAAGAGTGAATTTCGGCACGCTGTACTACATGGAGAAGTTCCACGTTGATAAGCTTGCAAAGGATGAAATGACCGACGATGACGCAATGGAAGCGGCAGCTCGCATGCTCCACGTTTTGCTGCTGTCAAACGGTCGCACCGTATCATTCCAAGAGGCTCTTGTCCTCTGTCCAATTGATACAGATGAGGTTATGAACGTGTTTGCCGACTTCAAAAACAGGCTGGAAGATTTCAAAAAAAAAGAAACAGCCAAGCAGCAGATGACGACGTTTGTGACGACGAAGGCGGCATAGACTGGGCCGAATACATGGTGATCGCAAGAGAGATCGGATACACGTCGGATGAGTTCTGGCACGAGGATCCGATCTTTTTCAATCAGGTTGCTGAGGCATTTTACGCCAAGAAGAAGCGTGAGATTGCGGCGTTTTCACCGATGCGCAGACTTTTTCGGTGATGGTAGATAGGAGGTTTGACTATGGCTGATGATCTGAAACGAGTTGGTATTGTCTTCACGGCTGATGGCCAGACGGATTTCAAAGCCTCGCTGAAAAATGTGTCTGCTGAGCTGAAGGCCAATCAGACTGAATTTCAAAAGACCAAGGCCGCATACGACGAGCACACGACGGCTGTAAAGAAGCTCACCGATCAATATGAGTTCTTCACCAAGCAGTCTGAGTCGTATCGCAAAAAAGCCGATTTGCTGAGGGACTCCCTCGATGAGCTGAAGAAGAAAGAAGCCGAGAATTACAAGGTCATGCAGGAAAAGCGGGCAGAAGCCGAGCGCCTGCAGAAGGAACTTGACGCACTGAAAAACTCAGAGGACGCAGATGCTGACGCTGTCGCAAAGAAGACCGCAGAGTATAACAAGGCACATGGTGAGCTGAAGAAGCTCGTAAGCGCAGAGAATGATTACAACGCGAAAATCGCCGCTTCTCAGGCCAATCTGGATGCGGCACGACATCCATGGGTAAATTCTCGAAAGCCGCCGCAGATGCGGAGAAAGACATCAAAAACGGCTCTGCTGCGCTTGACGATATGCAGAAGAAGCTCGACGGTTTTTCTAAGAAGAGTGGCAGTGTTGGCAGTGCGCTGACGAAAGGCGTGACGGCTCCGATCGCAGCGGTCGCAACAGCTTCAGTAGCCGCATACAAGACCATCGATGACGCCGAAGATTCAATCACAAAGATGGTTGGGACGGCGGCATCTAGCGACGCTATTGAGCAGTTTCACAAGCTGTATACAAATGCCGATGGCTTCACGTCTGGGGATATTGCGGACGCGGTCGGCGAGATCTCCACGCGCTTCGGCGTTCAGGGCACAGCTCTGTATAACCTGTCGGAGCAGTGGCTGAAATTCGCACGGGCGACTGATGCGGATATCATTCCGTCGGTCGATTCGGCACAGAAAGTCATCGAAAGTTTTAATCTATCTGTCTCTGATGCCCCTGCCCTTCTCGATGCCGTCACGGCGGCCGCGCAGAATTCCGGCCTGTCCACGCAAACAATCACAGACGACATGGTCAAGTACGGATCTGCGCTGAAATCCATGGGAATGGATGCCGGAGGAGCCATTGAGTTTTTGACACGATTGGAAAAATCTGGTGCCGATATGGATCAGGTGATGACCGGGCTCAGTAAAGTCCTGGTCAATGCGACGGCGAAGGGTCAGACGGCTTCCGAGGCACTGTCTGAGGCATTTGAAAATTTTGCGTCAGACGATACGGGCGCAGAACATCTCCAGGATGCCATGATGCTGATTCAGACCGGGATTTCGAGAACGGTGGCAGCATCCGAGGACACAAGCAAGGGGTTCAAGGCCGTCGCAAAGTCAATGAAAGCCTACACGGGCGATGCTCGGAGTCAGTTGGTTGCGCTCGGTCTGTCGTTCAGCGAGGCTGACTCTGTAATGGCCGATTTTGAGGCCTCCGGAGCCGATATAGACGATGGGATGAAGAAGCTGGTGTCATCCATCAGTAGTGCCGGATCTAACGGAAATGACCTGTCTTTGGGGCTACAGAACATCGCCGGTTCATTCGATGATGTCGCCACAACCGCAACGGGCGCAACGGCTATCACTCAGCTTTTCGGAACTAAGGGTGGCGCCGCGATTGCTCAGATGTTGCAGGATGGAACACTGACTGCAGATATGTTTTCCGGCATGGAGAGTGGCCTGCAGGATACTGTCGGTACGGTAGATGACGTAGATGACGCATTGCATGGTGCCGATGAGGACATGCAGGCTGTCATGAACAACATCACTGATGCAGGCGCACAAATCGGTTCTACACTGATGCCAATTCTGGCAGATCTTCTGAATCAGCTGCTGCCATTTATCCACGAGTTCGCCGATTGGTGGGCTGGGCTCGATGATCAGCAGAAGAAGACCGTGATCAAGATTGCTGCTATTGCGGCCGGGCTTGGCCCGGTGATCACAGGCATTTCGAAAATCACGAGCGGACTATCTGGTCTGATAGGTGAAGACGGCATCATTCGCAAGTTAATTTCACTCACGGGAAC